AATGTCTGCCTGACCTTGTGGTCTCCAGGAAAATCGCTTAGAAATACTGGCCTTTAGACTCTTCTTTCCACGAGTAAGAGGATTGTTTGTAGTCACTTCAATCTGCAATTCATCCCTGTCATCAAAATAATGATTAGGAACAAGCAATAAGCATGATCTAATGAACAACGCATTTCCAAACTCGTTGGAGTGAGTAGTCTTAAGGTAAACAGTGTTGCGGAAAACCTTCCTACTTACATCGCTAGGAGTCGTAGTCCTAGCCTTTTCTGAAATACTCGCTCTACTAAAACCGAAAAATCCGGTATACCAGGGATTTGGTGACGCATCACGCGCCGCAACATCCTCTGGAGTTTCGGGTGTAAGAGAACCCTGTGATTCCATACCACGGGTTGCGGAATACACCTTACCCAGGAGCAAAACGGCTGCAATAATTGCAGAACCGATGTACACCTTGGGCATATAGTGATCTCGCAAACCACGGTACATATCAGCGATAGTATTTCTTTCGGCCAGCTCTCTTCTGTAACCTTCGTCGATAATACTTGCAACTGTGCGCTGCATCATAAGACCACCGATAGTGCAAATTGGCAAAATTGCCGCACCTCGTCTGATCCTAGATGGCCAGCGTTCAGCTACACGTTCATTGGTAAACAGAGAAAGAGCTCCACAGCCAACAAGAGACCACAGACCGCAAGTGTAGGTCACATAGCGATTTCGCAAACGCTTGTAATCCATACTCATGGCGAGTCTCCTGAAAGTTGGATTGTTAATCCAGGGGGTTGGTACAAACTTCAACCAATCAAAATGACGGTAAAAGTATGCACCGGCTGTCAGCAAACCGATCGAGCCCATCCGATCTAGGTTATCACAAATGCCAAACACTTCACGCTTGATGGTGGACCATATACTAGTCTGCACCTTGGTGAATGCTGCCACAGTGAAATCGCCGACAGTATCAAAATTGGGCTCAGCCTTGCCAAACTGCTTGCCAAACTGTTCCATATCAGCTAGTACAGTGGCTCGCTTGGAGAGTTCAATCTCCATTTCGGCAGGCGATACCCCCTCAAACGGAGAGGGGGCTGGGGCGGGAATAGTTGGTTCGGACTTTGTAGCTGCAGGCAAAAAGGAATGCTTGTAACAGCAATTGGCGAACGCAGTACATCCATCAACACCACACAAAGGGACATTGTCAGCGTCTGACTTTTCAGCCATACACTTGATTTCATGATTGCGGTGCTCGTGGAACATACGAACGGAAATTTTAGCTGCTTCAAGCGCGGTGGCATTCTTCTTAATCCACACTTCCTTACCTAAAGTGCCGTTTCTGCCGGAACATTCCCACATTGCAACGTCGAATTCCCATACGTCATCAATTGGTTGGCCAGGATTATCATCCTTCCACTTCCGGACTTTTTGCTTGTCAATACCATAAATGTTACCAATATCCTTACGGAATTCTGGTTTGACACGCTGAGTGAAAAGCAAATCGAACCGACGCATACCAGCATCAGGCGATGAAAGACGCGAACGGAAACCAAAATGGTCGTCATTTGAAGTACAACAACCAATTTCTGGCTCCGCAAAACGCGTATCCTTATCGGGTAGTGCTGCCATATTAGGAGAAAAGGCTACACGATTCATAACCTTAATCCATTCTTCGGCATAATTTGTCTTTTCTAGTTGTGGGTTTCCTGACCCACAGTCATCGAATAGAATTGTTGTCATCTTGGACTTGAAACCGTCCCAATACTGAGCGGACAGATTCTTCGTATAATTCAATTCTTCCGATGTGTCCAGTCCTGCAGACTGGAGCAAAATTTTGTTGAGTTGTTTTACAAACTCAGACTTTCCTACCTCGGGTACACCTCGTACTCCGTATCCGAAGGGTGCTCTCCTTGACTTTGTGCCGACTTTAGCGGCAACAATTTTCTTTTCCATGGCTGTACACCACATAAGTTTGTCGGAGAGAACACGCTTGCGCATG